CACCCGTAAGATGCGCAAGGGTGAGGGGATGACCCGTAACTCCCAGCACGGTGCTGGGTACGCTATGGGATCCGTTAAGGGTGGTGATCGCCAGACTGCCTCCCATGCCGTTGGCGGTGGTAAGGGTGCCACTATCACCCGACAGGTGGGGATCGGTGCTCAGATGGTGAAGAACCTTGATCAGGTGAAGCGCCGTGCTGCTGATCAATACGCTGCCGATCGCCGTGCCGCTGCCCGTGATCGCCTGATGGATAAGATCGACGCCGCTCTCTCTATGTGAACGTTTGTGAACAATCAGGGAACCTGCCACGGTTCCCGCTTCCTATCCCCTACAATTATTTCAGTCGCAACCGATCCGATGCAAACCCTGAACCGCTACGTCATTCACGCCACCAGTGAGGGCAAACCCCATACCGCTGCCTGGGACTGCTATAGCAGAGTGCAGGCAGTGCAGATGTTCACTGCCGCTTCCCTGTGGTCTGATACCGTTGTGAACAGTGTGGACGAACTGGGTCCAGTTGCTGAACTGTCCCCCGACTGGACTCTCTGGGGTTGAACCCCCTTTATACTTACCTCAGTTCAAACGACACCGATGACCTATCCGACCCCTGACGCTAACGGCACCATCACCTGGAGCGAAGCAGTTCAGTTCGCTTGGAACCCTGATCAGGATCTGAACTTCCTGGCACAGTTCGCTCAGGACTACGGTCATCTGATGGGAGAGCGGATCGACCTAGGGGAACTGGAAGTCTGGTACAGCGACCTGGCGATCAACGCCATCGCGGACCTTGTGTTTAGTTAGGGGTCAGTTCCCCTACTGGCACAGGGGTGCTTGACGGGGCAGTGGGTGCGTGGTAGGCAGTGCCCCCGCCCCCGCCGCCGCCCCTGGCGGGGGTGTGTATATAAAACCACTGGGTCCCTCTAAGCTATAAAGTCTTGCTTTCGCGACCTCTTTATAGAACTCAATGTTTTTCTATATAAAGCAAAACCGAAAATGAAAATACCGAATATGCAAAAAAATCCGGAGAAAAATTTTACGACTGTGGAGGTCGATCCAGTAACTGGTGAGTATTATATTGTATTACCAGAATGGATTATAAGTGAGTATGGGTGGTATGAGGGCACGGAAGTAAATATGGAGGTTGATGGCGACTCTATAATCATTACAGAAGTAAAGTGATTGACTTTTTATAGATAATGCGTTATGATTCCCTATGAATCGATTCAAATTCAAACTTGATTAAGTTATGGCAAAAGGATTTACAGTAAAAGCAAAAGCTCCCGCTGCGAAGAAAGAAGTAGAGTGGGACTATGACAAAGCGAGAGAAATGGTACGTGGGAAGACGGTAGTTTTTTGTCTTCCTGGTCGTGGAGTTTCTTACACGTATTTGAAGAATTTTGTACAGTTGTGTTTTGATTTGGTACAAGCAGGAGCGAGTATTCAGATTTCACAAGATTACAGTTCGATGGTAAACTTCGCACGTTGCAAGTGCCTTGGGGCAAATGTGCTGCGTGGACCCGATCAGAAACCATGGGACGGTAAGTTAAAGTATGATTATCAATTATGGATTGATAGTGACATTGTGTTTAACAGTGAGAAATTTTATCAATTAGTCTTACTTGATAAGGACATTGCTAGTGGTTGGTATATGACTGAGGACGGTCAAACGACGAGTGTTGCACACTGGATGGAGGAAGATGATTTCCGAAACAATGGTGGAGTTATGAATCATGAGACTGGTGAAAGTATCAGTAAGCGTCGTAAACCATTCACTGTTGATTATGCAGGATTTGGTTGGTTGTTAATTAAGAATGGTGTATTTGAACACGAGGATATGAAGTATCCATGGTTTGCACCAAAGATGCAAGTTTTTGAATCTGGTGAGGTTCAAGATATGTGTGGAGAGGATGTAAGTTTCTGTCTTGATGCAAAGGAAGCAGGATTTGAGATTTGGTGTGATCCTCGCATTCGCGTTGGACACGAAAAGACTCGCGTGATCTGACGATGATTGAGAAGTATACAATACTCTATGAAAACAAAGTTCTTCATGAGAACTTGACGGAGGAAGAATACTTTGATATGATGGAAGACCTTTCAGATGAGTTTTATCAGAAAGGTTTTCCAGACCCCGCAAAAATTGAGACAAAAATTATTCAGGAGCATTAAGTATTATGGCAGTACGTGCAAAGGTTGGTTTGAACAAAGACGGTTTTATGCCGGGTAAACCGAAGAAGACTCGTCAAGGATGTGGAAAGCATACGAAGTATGCCGCTACTTCTCGTAATGGGAAGCGTAAGATGTATCGTGGACAAGGTAAAGGTTGATATGTAAATAGGGGGGTCTTCGGACCCTCTTTTTTTATGAAAATAAATAGGTGTAAGGGATAGCAACCCCTCTAAAAGTTCTGATTTCAGAGTAAATCAGGAGCTAAAATGGGACAATCACCTGTTGATAGGAATACAGAGTACATGAGAGAAATGTGGGGAACCACAAAACTCGTTACAGACTACTACAAGGATGATCACATGCACGATTTTTTGGACAATTTAGGTAATCATCAGCATCAAAAGATGCTTCGTGAGATTGCAAACGATGATTTGACACCTAAAAAGCATGATTTTAAGAAACAGAACGAACTTCATGAGAAAATTCGTAATGATGAGGATTATGATGATTGGAATTATGGTACAGAACCTTATTATGGTAAGATTTCTGGGTAGAGGGTATAAATAATTGAACGAAAAGTACCATTTCAATGGCAGTTCAGAGGGTTTCGAGAGCATTTAAAGACATTAGTTTATCTTTTGATCCACATCCTGTGACAAAAGATCTACCTGTGTTGACGAATGAGCGTGCAATCCGAAGATCTGTTCGAAATTTGGTTGAAACAATACCAACTGAGAGGTTTTTTAACTCAACTCTTGGTACAAACATTCGCAAAAGTCTATTTAATTTCGTTGATTATGCAACAGCGACTGTAATTGAGGATCAAATCATCAATACAGTCAAATTTTATGAACCAAGAATTGCTAATTTGAAGGTTCAGGTTGATCCGAGACCTGATGATAATAGTTTTGATGTTAATGTGCTCTTCGATATCGTTGGAGAAGACGTTCCAACACAACAATTTTCATTTTTACTAGAGGCAACACGATAAACAATGCCTTTTACACAGTTTACCAACCTAGATTTTGATCAAATTAAGGCAGAAATCAAGTCATATTTGCGTGCAAACTCAAATTTCACGGATTTTGACTTTGAAGGATCTAATTTTTCTGTCTTAATTGACACTCTTGCATATAATACTTACATTAATGCGTTTAATGCGAACCTAATTGTCAATGAATCCTTTCTAGATTCGGCAACAGTTCGTGAAAATGTAGTATCTCTTGCAAGAAACATTGGTTATGTACCACGCTCTAAGAGTGCTGCAAAGGCGAATGTAACCTTTACAGTACCAACGACCACTACAAGTTCTTTTATCACCCTTAAAGCGGGTCTGGTGTGTGTTGGAGCGTTTGATAACACTACATATCGTTTCTCAATTCCAGAAGATATTAGTGCAAATGTTGTAAATGGTTCGGCACAATTTGGAACGGCAGAAAATACAATTGAAATTTATCAAGGATCATTTTTAAGTACTCAGTTTTTAGTCAATAAGTCAATTGACCAGCGTTTTATTCTTGATAATCCAGGAATTGATGCATCAACAATTAGAGTTTTTGTAAAAGGTATTAATGATAGTGGTCTTGGTAGAGAATATAAGGTAGTTGATAATATTCTAAACCTAAACAAGTATTCTGAGATCTTCCTTTTACAAGAAGTTCAAGATGAAAGATATGAAATCTTGTTTGGTGATGGATATTTTGGTAAAGAAGTAGAAAATAATGCAGTTGTTACTGTTCGTTATATTGTAACTGATGGTGAAGCAGGTAATGGTCCTTCACAATTTGACTTCCAGGGTAACTTTGTCGATCAAACTGGTATCAGAGTTATTCCATCCTCATCAATCGCTGTAACGACCGTACAGAGGGCGATGAATGGTGGTGAGATAGAGAACATCTCATCCATCAAATACTTTGCTCCTAGACTGTATTCGGCACAGTACAGAGCGGTTACAGCAAGGGATTATGAGGCAATTATTCAGTCGATCTATCCCAATACGGAATCAGTATCTGTTGTGGGTGGTGAAGAGTTATCACCACCACGTTATGGGACAGTTCAAATTAGTATTAAACCAAAGAATGGAACATATGTTTCTGATTTTGATAAACAAAATATTCTAAATCAGATAAAACAATATTCTATTGCAGGAATCAACCAAGAAATTGTCAATCTCAAAATTCTTTATGTTGAGATTGATACGTCAATTTATTATAATACGTCACAAATTACAAACGCAAACACCTTAAAAACAAATATCACATCAGCGTTGACAGAATATTCAAAGGATGTTGATATGAAT